GTGTCGGTCACATAGAATTTTTGCAGCTTAATCATTGTGTCTCTCCGGTTGCGTCGTGATTGGTCTCGGTCTCTTTGGTCTCCCGGTCGGTCCGTGGGTGTTCGGGCCGGGAGGGAGGGTCTCTGGTTCTAGCCGGTGTTCCCCTTCCCTTGATTAATATTCTACACCATAGCGCAACAAGGTCAAGCGTCTTTTTGAACTTTTTTTCACTTTTTTGCATCTTTTTTTCAGCCCCATCCCTTTCCCCATCGCCCATCAAAATTCGTGCCACATGCGCCTTATAGTGGCACGCACCTCCTGCCATGCTTAGCGTATGGCAGTCTCGATTCCTTCTACCGAGCCCATCACCCTTCGCGCTGGCGATAGCTGGCGTTGGACCCGTGCCTGGACGGATTACCCGTCGGCTACCTGGGACCTGACATATACCCTCACCAACGCCGCCGTCAGCGTCGTCTTGACTGCCACCGCGGCCAGCGATGGCATCACCCACGAGATTACCGTCCTCCCTGCCGCCAGCGAGGACATCGCCGCCGGGCGTTATGACTGGATCGCCCAAGTTAGTGACGGCGCCGATCAGTACACCATTGGCAGCGGCGTCTTAACGGTCCTGCCCGATCTGTCCGCCCTGGACGGCGACGGCTATGACAGTCGCAGCCCGGCGCGGGTAATGCTCGATGCCATCGACGCCGCCCTGGCTAGCCGCGCCACGGCCGGACAGCTTGACCAGGTGCAGGTCGCCCTCGGTGACCGCCGCCTGATGCATGACCCGGCACAGCTCCTGGCCCTGCGGCGCCACTACGCCGCCATCGTCGCCGCCGAGGATCAGGCCGCCGCCCGCGCCCGCGGCGAGCAGGGCGTTGGCCTGGTGCAGGTCCGTTTCCGCTGAGCCCGGCCATGATTCCCGCTGACCGTCATCCAGAGTCCCCATCGCCATGACTGCTAGCGCCAAGATCCTGCACCACCCCGCCAGCCTCAAGCGCGCCTTCGAGTCTGCCGGTGTGCATCCCGCCCTGGCCTCCTGGGTCTCCGCCGCCGTCCCCAGCGACGTGGACATCCGCGCCGGGCTGCGCCAACTGCGCGCCCGCTCCAGGTCCTCAGCGCAGAATGATGACCACATGTCCTATTACCTGCGCCTGGTCGAAGCCAATGTTATCGGCCACCAGGGCATCGTTATCCAAGCCCGCCCCAAGCTGCTGTCCGGCGGCTATGACAAGTCTACCGCCGCGCGCATCGAAGCCGTCTTCGGCGAGCAGTGCGAGCGGGGCGCCTGGGATGTGACCGGCACCCTATCGCGCCTGGCCTTCGACCGCCTGGGCGTGCGGACGGTGGCGATGGACGGAGAGATCCTGATCCGCATCCACGAGGCCGATCCCGACCTGCCTACCGGCTGGGGGGTGGAGATCATCGACGCCGAGGCGCTGGATCTGGACTACAACGCCGAGCTGCCCAATGGCAACCTGATCCGTATGGGCGTCGAAATGACGCCGCGCCGCCGCCCGGTGGCCTATCACGTTTTCCGCGAGCCGGTCACCGGCTGGGGTGGTTACACCGCCAGCACTCAGCGCGAGCGCATCCCCGCCGCCGACATCCTGCACGTCTATTTGCCGGAATGGGTGTGGGGTACGCGCGGCATCCCCTGGGCGCACGCCAGCCTGCGCCGGATGGCCATGCTGTCCGGCTACGAAGAGGCGGCCATCACCGCCGCCCGCGTCGCCTCGGCCAAGGCCGCCGCCTACGTCACGACCCAGGATTACACCCCAGGCAGCAGCCCTAGCGGCCAGACGCTGGAGGACGGGCGCTTTGTCCAGGACCTGGAGCCCGGCGCCATCGAGCAAGTGCCCTATGGCTGGGACCTGAAAACCCTCGATTGGCAGTGGCCCAATACCGATCACGGTACCTTCGTCAAGGCCTGCCTGAGGGGCATCGCCTCCGGCCTGGGGGTGTCCTACAACGCTCTGGCCAATGATCTGGAAGGCGTCAATTATTCCAGCCTGCGCCAGGGCGCCTTGTCCGAGCGCGAGCTGTGGATGCTCCTCCAGTCGTGGTGGATTGATTGGGTCTCCCGCCCGCTCTACCGCCGCTGGCTGTCCTGGGCGGTCCGCAGTGGCCAGCTTACCCGCGCCAATGGCAATCCGCTGCCGGCCGAGCGCCTGGCGGCGCTGAGCCATGCCAGTTTCCAGGGCCGCCGCTGGCCATGGGTCGATCCGGTCAAGGACATGGACGCCAATCGCCTGGCGGTGGAACTGCGCACCAAGTCTATCAGCGAGATCATCCGCGAATCCGGTCGCGACCCCGAAGAGGTGTGGACCGAGCTCGCCAGCGATCTGGAAACCCTCAAGGCGGCCGATCTGGCCCTGGCCAGCCAGGCCCCGCCCGCCCCGCCGCCCGCCACCACCGCCCCCCGGCGCGCGGGCGCTGCGTCCGCCCCGGACGAGGCCGATGACGATTCCCCCGAACCCGCCGCGTCAGATGACGACGCCCCGGAGGACTAGCCCATGCCCGAGACCCTAATCCCTGAATTGCCAGCCACCCCGGACCCGGACGCCCCCGCCAGCGCCAGCGCCAACCTGGCCGTGCAGCGCCTGGCCGCCGGCGAGTCCGCTGCCCTGGCCATTCCCTTGCACCTGGACCGCGCCCAAAGCAATGGCGAGCGCCTGGAGATCCCGGTAAGCATCGCCAGCGAAGCGATTATCGACGACCCCTGGCTGGGCCCGGTCAAATGGTCCATGGACGCCAGCGCCGTGGACCTGTCTCGCGCCAGCGCCCACGGCATCCCGGTTTTGGAGATGCACGAGCGCGACCTGCCCATTGGCCGCGTCTTTGGCCCGCGCGTCGAAAATGGCCGACTGATCGGCACCTTGCGCTTTTCGCGCTCCGACAAGGGCCAGAAAATTTACGCCGATTGCGTGGATGGCATCCTCACCGACACCTCGGTGGGCGCCATCATCACCGCCGTGCGGGAGGAGTCATCCCACCTGGTAGCCATTCGCTGGCAGCCGCGCGAAGTGTCCCTGGTCGATACCGGCGCCGATCCCTCGGTGGGCGTCTTTCGCCAGCAGGCCGCGCCAGCGCCCGTCGCACCCCTCGAGTTCAGTCCCGCGCAACTGGCGGACATCCGCCTTGCCGTCGCCGAGGCCCTGCCCGCCCTCCAGCGCGCCAGCCTCGAACCCCATTCCGCCGTGGCGCAGTCCGCCATGGCTGACCATGCCGCATCCGCGGTCCATACCTTAACGGAGCAATCCATCATGTCTGAGTCGCCGAATAAGGCCGCCGCTTCCGCACCGGATTCGGCGTCTCATGTCGAAATGGGCGTTAACCGCGCCGCCGAAAACACCAAAGCCATCATGCAACTGGCGGAGTTCGTCCACCAGAAGCACCCGGAGATGGGCATCATGCGCCTGGCCGAGGAGTGCGCCACGTTTGAGCGTCCCTTCGAGGAGTTTCGCGCCCAGACCTGGGAGATGTTGCGCTCCCACCAGGCCGCCAACCCCAAGATCGCTGCCGCGCAGCCCGATCTTGGTCTGTCCGCCAAAGAGACCCGCTCCTTCTCCATCGTCCGCGCCGCCCTGGCGCAACTGACGGGCGACTGGAAACGCGCCGGCTTCGAGCTTGAGTGCTCGCGAGCCATTGCTGAGGATCTGGGCAAGGCCCCCCGCGGCTTCTTCGTCCCCACCGAAGTGCAGCGGCAGATGGGCGCACAGTCCCTGCAACGCACCCAGTCGGTAGGCGATCCCACCGCCGGCGGCTTTATCGTCTCCCAGGATTACCGCGGCGATCTGTTCGTCGAGGCCCTGCGGGCCCAGTCCGTGGCGATGATGGCGGGGGTCCGCTCCATGCCCGGCCTGGTTGGCAACGTCACCATCCCGGTGCAGACCGGCAGCGCGACCTTTGGCTGGATTCAGGAAGGCGTTGACGGCTCATCCTCGGCCCTGTCCTTTGGCGCCATCAACATGGCCCCGCGCACCATCGCCGGTGCCGTGCCCATGACTCGCCGCCTGCTCATGCAGTCCTCCCCCGCCATCGAGCAGCTGGTGCGCCAGGATCTGATCACTGGCGCCGCCCTGGCCCTGGATGACGCCATCCTCGAAGGCAGCGGGCATTCCGGCGTGCCACTGGGCATTAGCAACCACCCAAGCATCAACACCAGCACCATCACCAGCGCCACCACGCCGGATTGGGATGAGATGGTCGAGTTCGAGACAACCGTCGCCACGGATAACGCCCTGGGCGGCCGCCTGGCCTTCATCACCACGCCCGCCATTCGCGGCATCCTCAAGACCAAGAGCAAGGACACCGGCTCCGGCCTGTTCGTCCTGGAAGGCGGCGAGGTCAACGGCTATCCGGTCTATGTCAGCACGCAACTGGCTACCAGCGCCATCCTCTTTGGCGACTGGACGCAGATCATGGTGGGCTTCTGGGGGGTCTTGGATGTCAAGGCGGACGAAAGCACCCTGGCCGCCAGCGGTGGCCTGGTGCTGCGTGCATTCCAGGATGCCGATGTCGCCATCCGCCACGCCGTGGCCTTCTGTAAGAACGTCTAATTTTGATCCTGATAAGGCCCGGCGACCCCGGGCCGGAGAACTGACATGCAAGGTTTTTTGAGTGATTACGTCAAGCTGTCCGTGGGCCTGGCCTATGACACCGGCACCGCAGACCGCGAAGGCGCTACCCTAGACATGCTGGGCTACGACGGCGTGCTGATGATCGCCCAGTTCGGCACCATCGCAGTGGGGGGCACCAACAGCATCAAGGCTCAACAGGGCGCCCTGTTAAATGCCGGTGACATGGCCGACCTCGCCGGCACCGCCCAGACCATTGCCGATGATTATGACGGCAAGGTAGCCTACATCGATGTTTACCAGCCCCGCGAGCGGTACGTCCGCATTGTGGTGGACAAGGACACCAGCAACGCCTGCGCTGAGACGGTGACCTATCTCCAATACAAGGGCAAGCTACAGCCCGTCGCCGCGCAAGGCACCGGCGTCGCTGGCGAGCAGCACCTGAGCCCGGCCGAAGGCACCGCCTAAGCCGCCCCGGCGCGCGGTCCCTAAGCGGTCCCGCGCCGCCCCCTTTCCGCCTGCGGAGGTCCGTCATCCATGGCTACCAGCAATCCCTCAGTCGGCACCGCCTGGACCCAACTGGTCTCCGCGGGCGATGACTTTACCCTGGGCGTCCAGGCCAATGATCACGCCGGTAATCACCTGGCCGTGGCCGCGACGGACGCCGATAGCGAGCCAGGCGTGACGGGTCATATCCTCGCCACGCCGGCGAATGTCATCAATCGCGCCCTGCTCGGTCCAGGCTTTGTCTGGGCCAAGAGCCTGCGCGACACCGCCATAATCCTATGGCTGCATCGCTGGAACAGCGATCCTATCCTCTTCGATGCCGGGGTCTGGGACACCACCGCCACCTGGCTTTATGACCGTACCTGGAGCTAACCCATGACCATCGCAACGATTTCCAATGGCGAGTCCGTCGCCGCCGTCACCACCAAGCTCAACGAAACCATTGCCATCGCCAACAAGGCCCTGGTCAACGACGCGGCGGGCGTCATCGATGTCGCCTCAACCGCCGCCCTGGCGGTCGGCCCCAACGGCGCGACCAATGCCACCTTGCTGGTGGATACCAACACAGCGAGTGCCGCGACGGGCATTGAGGTGACAGGCGCCGCTGCCGCCGCCGGAGTTACCGTCGCCGCCATTTCCTCCGGGGATAATGAGAACCTGATCCTGGCGGGGAAGGGTACCGGCTCGGTCGTTATGGCCAAGGCCGATGTCAACGGCGGCGCGGTCGATGCTACTGTCATCGGCGGGGCTACCCCTGCCGCTGGCACCTTTACCACCGTCACCGCGACCACCGTCAACGGCACGACCTTTGATACTAATGTGGCCGCCGCGGGCGTGACCCTGGCAGGCATTACGCTGGCCGCCGACGGCACCGATGCCGCCATCAACATCAACATCACGCCGAAAGGCACGGGCGAGGTCAATTTGCCCAAAGTTGACATTGACGCCGGCACCATTGACGGCGTGACCCTGGGTAACACTTGCGTTTATATCGTCCCCAGCACCGATCCCGTCGTGGCCGGTGCCCTGTGGCTGGATGGCGCCACGCTAAAGATCAGCGCCGGGGCTTAGTGCGTGAAGCTGATCCTGTCCCGTCTGACGGCCCTTACCCGCCTGCCCTGGCGGCGTAGGCGCCACCCGGTGACCGAGCGGAACAAGCGTCTATTGGAGACCGGCGGCGCCCGCTTGCTGGAGAACGGCGGCTATCGCCTGTTGGAGAATCAAACATGACTGTAGGTGTTGACAAAAAGCTATCAGCCTTGGATGCCACCACGGCCCTGGTAGGCACCGAGCTGCTGGAGTGTGTGCAGGACGGGGACAACCTGAAGACCACCCCCAGCCAGATCCTCGCCTCCCAGATGCAGGGCGATGATACCGTTTGGGACGATCTGGACTTTGCGATGACGTTCCGCAGCAACCCATCGGAAGACCCGCCCGTGTGGACGCAGATCTCCAATACGGGGGTCTATGCCTGGGCCTTCCAGACGGGTGACAAAGCCTACTTCCAACGCCAAATCCTGCACGCATTCAAGATCGGTCAAACCTCCTGGCGCCCGCATGTACACTGGATGCCGTCCACCACGGCCACCTATACCGGCACCTGGACGCTGACCATTACCGGGCATGTGACCAGCGACACCCCGAGCGAAGCGCCCTTGCTGACGACCGTGACCCGCACCGGGGCCTTTGATCTGAGCGCCACCGCCTGGCAAGGGCATCTGACACCGCTCAATGATGGCACGCCGGGCAAGGTCATTGACGGCACCGGCTGGACCATCAGCACCATCCTTTTTGCCAAACTGGAGCTCACCCTGTCCGCCGGCGCGGCGTGCGTGCTGTCAGGCTTCGACCTGCACGGGCAGATTGACACCCTGGGCAGCCGCGAGGAGTACGCGAAGTGAGCCTGCTTCGCCACCCACCCGGCTGGCCCCTCCTGGAGGCCCTGACCATTACCGCCGCCGCCCTGCTGGTCGTGACCCTGGCCGTGGAGCTGGGCGCCGCTCTGGCCGCCTGTTCGCCCTTTTGATTGCCGAGTACCGCCATGACTACCGACCCCCACCCCTTCTCTATCCGCACTCCGGGAGACGATGATGCGCGTTGAAGTGACCGAGAAATCCCTACGATCCGACGGCTATGTGCTGGTGGAGGGCGATACCCTCACCGTGCCGGATGCCATCGGCGCCAACTGGTGTCGCTATGGCTGGGCCAAGGACACCGCCGGCCAGGTCGAGACCGGCCCGCGCGTGGTGCTGGATGCCCGCCTGACCGTGCAGCCCGGCCGCCTCGGCGTGTCGGCCACCTCCA